GCATAGCTACAGGAGATGTGCCCTTGCCTGTACGATAGCGCACCGGATGCCCCCAAACCCCAGCCTTGGCGCTGAGTGTCAGAGACTTACCTGTGCCAGATGTTTTGCCGCCAAGGTGCCAGACGAACCCCTCAAACTGTGTGAACTGCATGAGGATAGAACCGAAGCTGTCCATGGCACAGGCCAGCAGGTCATACATCTTGCGCTTGATAAATATCGTGGTCCAAGCGTCGCGCCACCCATCAATCGTCCCCTTACTGCACGTGTTCCGGTTGATGTTTTCAAGCCCGGGCATGGGTATCTGCGCTACCGCACCGTTCTTGTAGAACACACGCTCGTTGTAGACAAACGACTCGTCTTCTTGCCAACCAAATTGCTTGGGAACAACCAGTACTTTCTTTGTGAGTGACGCCTGTTCAACAGAAGCCCGCACGTAGTCGAACAAGTTCTTGTCGTTGTTCTGCCCGAATGAAGCCAGCACGTTCTGATTAGCCAACCACTTGACCGTCTCTTCTTTGCTGACCACAGCCTTCTGTGGCATGTTAATAATCGTTGTACCTTCGGGTCGTGTCGCGGCTAAGTTAACCAGATGATCGGAGTCCTGTTTAAGAATATGAACCACAAACAAATCGTATGGCAGTATCTGTACAGTCTTCTTTACTTTCTTCTTGGTCTGCTCATCCTTCTCTTCCCGCTCGGCGTATACCCCACCGTTCACGCCATAACTGTACCCACGTGGCGGCTCTGGTCTAATAACAGATAGCGTTGAGGCGAGCGGCAACTCATCCTCATCCTCGTCTGCTTCAAGGATCTGCTCGGCTGTTAGCTGTATCTCTTTCTCTGTGTTGTCGGTCTTGATCACACGCCCCATGATTAGTGGGTTCGTGATTGCTCCTGCGTGTACACACGATGTACACACACCCGGGTTCTCGCTGTCCATCTTGCGGCATGGGTACGGACCCTTGATCTCTGCGAGTTTGTTGCGCATACGATCTTCATCGTATGGGTGCAGGGAGCTAAGCTCACGGGCAGCTTCTTCACCATCTTCACAAACCTTTGCCCACGACAGAAGCCCGCGCCACAGTGGCTCCATCCCATCATCAGCCGCGTTGTCACGGTAGAACTTGATCTGAGCACAGTCGCTGTTCTTCTCCATCAGCGCAAACGATGTTGCGCTATTAGAGATCAGAGTCAGCTTAGCCGCGCTAGTATCTTTGGGTGGGCGCGTACCGGGGAGTTGTAGCGGCGGTGCCCCCATTGGGCTGGGTTCGACAAGGTGATCGGCAATGCACTTCACAATGTCAGCAAAGGCGAAGTTGTCACCTTCAGCCAGCAGCTTAACTTCCCGTGGTGTTGGGTACTTCTTCTTGAAGTTCATCGTGCCCGGGATGCGTAGCACCCGTGCGGCATCAGCCGTGACAGTCATGTCGATACGAAGACCTTCCTGTTTGCACAGGCGTTTGAGATCTTCAGCTACTGGCTTCCAGTCAACAACATCGACCGGCTCGGTGAGCGGCCAGTACACATGCAGCCCCCCGCCAGAGTTAACCAGCCATGGCATGCCGAGACCATTCAGCCCTGTCTTTTCAAGAAATGCGTCGAGTGATAGCGCCGCCTCCTTGCGTGAGGCGTACCCGTCCATATCCAGAAAGAACGAACGGATCTGAAAAGCATTCGTTGCGCGGCGATTACTTGCCGTCTTGAATGTGGCTAGCGCAAAGTAAATGTCGTATCGCTTCTGCAACCAGTCTTCTACAGGCTGGTCAATCTCCTCAATTTGTTTTACAAAGATGTGTTCTTTAGTGTTTGAAAGCTCTACCGCGCAATAGTACCCATCTCCCGGGGACGGCAGAACCTCCGCTAGAAATCTCAGCGGTAGTGTCATTAGCTTTCCCAGTTACGGGTTTATCTTGAATGCCTTGCATGCCTCTTCGTGCGCAACGTCAGGATCGACGTTGGCTTTTAAGATCTTAATCAACGCCTCCACTATAGGTTTGTAGGCCACAAAAACTTCTCCACCACTAAACCAGTTGTATACAGACTGTCGAGACGCGCCAGTGATGTGCGCCACCCGCAGGACGGAGAAGTCCCGGTGAATAGCCCACCGCCCTAGCTGGTTACCCAGCGTCTTGGGAGCGGCGGCTACCTCGTCAATAAGTTTCTGTGAATATGCCATGTGAATATTTGGGGGGCTTGCGCCCCCCTCCCTTTAAGCTTCGTCGTCCCAGTCGTCAACCATAGCCGCTAGGCTACTCTTTTTTGTGGGTACTGCGCTAGGCTTCTTCTCTTCCTTGCGCACGACTGGCTCTTCAGCTTCGTCTGCAACCAGCGCCTCGGTCTTCTTCGGCTCTGCCTTGGGGGCAGGGCGCGGCGTAGCCATCAACGGGGCCGGAGCTTTGACGTTATCCATCTTGGCAACCGTCATGGTGATAGCTTTGACCGCATCGTCCGACTCGCTCTGCGACTTGATAGTCGCTTGCTCGTCCGCATCAATCCAGCGCATGGCTTTGAACGTGAGCTTGGGTGACTCACTCTTGGTGTCGAACTTCATGCGAGTAACAACGTCAGCGGGATCTACGTTCTGTGCCGCAAGGTAGCGAGCGTACTCTTGGAGTGGGCGCTGGTCCGCATCACCCTTACCAAACAGCGACGTAGCTGGGAGCGCTAGCTGGAGAACATCCCCGCCCACATCATTAGCAAGCACAACAGCAAGACGTTGCTGAAAACGGCAAGCACGAGAAGTACCTTGACCCGAACCAGCAATGTTCTTGGGGCATCCGTCACACTGAGTGTGTTGTTTGTTGGTTGCGTCGGGGCTTGGGGTTTTTCCATCAGCAGACCAGCAGTCTGGTGCATTAGCGTCTCCGTCGTAGGCTTTAGCATAGAAGGTGCGTCCAATGTTAGGCGCGGCGTTGACAAACACGACATCAAGAAAGCGATCCTCAATAGCCGCTACTTCCTTACCGCCAGCCATGAGACGGAAGACCCCGCCCTTGATGGAGATGCGCTTGCCGCCGCCGACTGCGCCGCCAGCCAAGGACTTAGCCATGGCTGAAAGCTCGCTACGGGCACGAACGTGAGCGGGTACTTGTGCCGGATTGAACATAGTTACGTTAGACATACAGCCTCACTTAGTGGGTTTGCGAACAGAGACTCCATACTCCTGCACGGAGTTGAGTCCGGGGGGAACTGAACCGGGATTCTCTTCAAGGAACGAAGCCATATTGGTTTGATGAATACGTTTCTCCAGAAGATCGACCGCATCGTTGGCAATAACGAACTGCTTGAAGGCATCCCAGTCCTGCGTGTTGTAACGTGTCTTGGTTGACAGCGTTACGGTGCCTTCGGTCGTGCGCACAGACGCCAGCCCAAGGGCAAGCATCTGATCCTTCAGAGCATTCTTGATCTGCTCCTGCTGAATCTTGATTTCCTCGACAGCATTCTCGTACTCAGAGGTGAGTGTTTGAATCCGTGCCGCCATCTTACGGTACACCTTGGCGAGTTTGTCCATAGGGACAACCGCCAAATCGTTGGCTTCGTCAGGCATCTACTTCTCCTTGTCTAGTGTTTGACAGTTTACAGGTAACTTCTGGGGAATGCAAGTGATGTTTATCGTTTGACTTCCTCGCTGAACAACTTGACCAGCAGGGTGTGGTCGTTCACCTTGTTGCGCATAGCCGAGAACAGTTCGCGCTCGATGGTGCTGCTCTGGATGTGAACCACAGTCACCTTGTCTGAGTCCTGTCCTTTACGGTCTGCCCGGGCTATACACTGCGTATACATCTCAACAGACATGAGCGGACCAAAGAACACCACCGTGTCAGCGGCAGTCAGCGTCAGCCCATGCGCCGCCGCTTGTGGTTGCATGACTAGCACCCTGATGCTGTCCGTGTTTTGAAAGTCGTGGATGATCTTGTTGCGTTTGCTGGCGCTCACATCCCCGTTGATCTGTGCGTTGGCATACCCGTGCTTGGTTAGGTGCGCGGCAATGCTGTCCATACTTGTACGGAACATGGCGAAGATCAGCACCTTACGATCCGTCTCCTCCATAATCTCCTCAAGCACAGCCATGCGTGGGCTGGCATCGAAGACCACCACTTCTTTGTCGTCTGTGTACGCTGCTCCACAACTTATCTGTAACAGCTTGCTCACCGCCACGCCAGCATTCACTGCGCTGATGGTCTCCCCGGCGGCATAGAACATCAACTGATCTTTGAGTTGCTTGTAGTACTTGTTCTGCTGTGGGGTCATGGGCACTTCGCGTGTGACCGTGACAACGGGCGGCAGATCAAGGCACTGGGCTTTCGTAAATCTAATCGCTGGTTGCAACGCCTTGTGTACTTGTTGCGCGGCGTCAGGCTTCGGTGCCCACTTAAACATGGTGAGCTTGTTCATCACTTGCTCACGCCACGCCGTCAAGAACTTGGGTATGCCGCCGGGATTAACCAGCTTAGCCAGACCGTACGCATCCACGGGTGACTGCGACGCAGGCGTACCCGTCATCATCCACAGGTAGGTGTCCGGCTTAATGATTGACGCCAGCGCTTTCCACCTGCGCGTGGTTGAGTTCTTGTATGCGTTCGCCTCATCGACAATGATCAGATCGAACCTGCCGTCGTTGTTGATCTCTTGTGCAATCAGCGCCAGCCCGTCGTAGTTGGTGATGACGATCTCGTAGTCCTTCTGGATCATCTCAATCCGGCGCGATGCTTGCTGGTGATGGGCGACTATGACGCTACGGTGCATGATGGAGTTGTTTATGTCCTGCACCCACGCCGACTGCATAATAGATAGTGGGCACAGCACAAGCACACGGCGCACGTACCCGCGCTCCATCAGGTAGTCAGCAGCCCACAACGCGGACATAGTTTTACCTGTGCCCGGATCGTTAAAGCAAAAAGCTCTGCGATACAGCGTCAAGAACGCGGATGTTTCAATCTGATGTTGCATGGGCTTGAACCGCCCGGGCCAGCCGTACCGTGTTGTGATCGGGGACGGCACATCTTTGACGCCAAGGTTACGCAGCACCCTAGCCTCGTCCAGCCCCCAATACACAGCCACTTGATAGATGCCGTCTTCATCTTGCTCAAGTACCTTGTGCTTAGGAATGATGCTGTACTTCTGAGGATTGCGCGTCCTGAAAAGCAGCGCCTTGTTGTCAACTATCTCCATACGGAATAAACCTGTAGTGCAACCTGTTTGTGTAAAGCATGAACTGAGACTCAAGAAACCCGCGAGACATTAGCTTGTGCAGTTGTTGCCAGAAAAACGGATCGGTCTTTATCTCATCCTCCGATACCCAGTCGGGTCCGTAGTTCACAAGCCAAGCGTCAGCTATGTTCACCAGCGGTATATTCGTCATAGTCATTTGTGTGTCTCGGCAAGTTACGTAAACAAAAGTAATGCTCGGGTTCGTTTGCCAGCGCCTTGTCCCTGAGTTTGTTAGCCACAGACTGAGTGACAGGCTTAGGTGCAGGAGCTACACCAGACACGCTGTATAGCCAGCGCATACGATCTTTACCACTGCCGGTCGGGATTACTTCCGGCCTACGAATCAGCACTCCAGCGTTGACTAACTTAATTAGTCTGCTCTTGACAGCGTTTTTAGTAAGGCCCGGGATGTCGATGGTAGCGATGGACCCTTCGCCATTGTTCGTAAGATATTCAACTACGGGATCAATCATTATCTAATCACCTTCTCTAGTAGTGTGCGTGCCAGTGGTTGCTTGCCAAGCAGCCAGCTTTGAACCCTGCCCATATCCCACGTGATTAACCGGAATTGATTGGGTCGTTGGTAAGCGGTACTGATCTGGGACTTGTCCCAGTCTTTGACTAGCCTTCCGTTAATGATCAAAATAAAGCCTCCGGTACGTTGGACAAGTCCAGCTTGGGTTTACGTTTCCTTTTAATTTTCTCAACCACGTGTGGGTATGGCGGGGGATGCCATACCCACCGGATCACCTTGCCCTCGTCATCAAGGATTCCGTATCTTTTCATCTGGGTCTTCCATAGCTTCAAACAGCGCCGACTGCACGTTGTGTGATAAATCTTCTAGCTGATCATGGCGTAGAACTTCAAACCCTAAGTCGTTGTCCCAAGCCCTTCGGCGCATTGTGTTTTCAGCGTCGGCCCATACTTTTTTCCAACCTTCATTCCAATCAGTCATGTCATACCAACCAAGATAAGCCGATGCTCCTTCGGCCCTTCCAATCGCGTAAAACCGGACCATGCCGTTTTTGTTTGGTATTCCGTTCACCACCCAGCCTCCTTCCTTTTGGCATTCTTTCCAAATTTCGTTGACTTCATCTTTCATCTCAGCGCGGGACATTGGCTTGCTCATTCCTTACCCCTCTGTCGAAGGGCTTCAAGCACATCATCAGTACAGCAAATCCCTTCAGCGTCGCTGTTGTCTAGCACTATCAAGCGACACTCCTCCCGCTCATGCGCGGCAACAAGGGCGGCAAATTTCTCTAACGAAGCAATGGTTTTTCTTGCTTCTTCAAGCCTTTCCAACCATGATTGCCATAAATTGGCCTCCCGCGCCATGCCGATGATGTCTTCGCGTTCAATCATTTTTTATCCCTAGACATTTGACCCGCCAGAAACGCGGCTTTGTATGCGCCGTCGTTTGTGTTAGCGCGCATCAACTGTTCTTTGAGGTGGTTAATCTCAGACTGAGATTGTTTATCCGCCGCATCCCACGCCGCAATCCATGCCTCGTACATGTGTGCCTCTGTCGGGTTGTAGCTACCAGCCGGGGCGTTTTTGCCGTGAGTAATTGACCACCACTCACGCCAAGCTTCAGACATTTTGTTCTTCATACATACTCCTTAGTGTTTAGGGTTGAACTCGCACGACTTAACCGCGCACCAACCGCAGAGCGGAGTGCGCGTTGGATTCCAAACATCATTTGCAAATGACGCCTCAAGCTTGGCAACACGTAGCCTGTACTCCCACCACTCTGGCTCGATGTCGTCCCGGCGCATGACTAAAGTCTTCATGTCGTTCTTGACAACAAACAGCAGAGCCGAGTTGACCTTGCGTATATGCGGGAAGTGCGCGAACACAAGCAACGACATCAGCTTTAGCTGATCTAAGTCAGGGTACTTGTTGTTGCCTGTCTTGTAGTCAACAACCCACGCCGTCAAGTTGTCGTCGTCAATGATTAACAGGTCAGCAATCCCACGCACCCACATGTTGTCAGCAGACCAGCGGCAGGGGTTTAGCTCAACAGTCAGCGCCATCTCATACTCGGGCAGCTTGCGTCCAGTCTTGGTCAGCAGTGCATCAAGTGTTGGTTGAACAAAGTTGAACTGGGGCGGCAGTTCCGTTCCCTTGGATACGTATAACTCAGCAGCCTTGTGCAACTCGGTGCCGTACCGTGTAGCTTCTGTCTCTTGGAACGGGTAGTTCTTGAGCACCTTGATTTCGTGATACCGGCGAGCGCAACCCTCGTAGTCCTTGAGACTTGAGTGGCTCCACGTTACCGGCTTCATTTCTCACCCCGCAACCAGCGCTGGATCTGCGCCAGCCGTAGGCCGAAGGCATCAACGAACTTCTCGTTGCTCTCTAGTTTGTGGTGCATATCTTTGAGTATCCCGTGGGTTACCTCATGCCAGAACGCATGCTCTAGTTCTTTGGGACTTACTTCTGTGTTGTCAAACCTGTAGCGTGACACCTCGATTGTTTGTTTGTCGTAGTCTATGTAACCAAGATGATCATGCTTTAGATGGTCGAGCACGTGCACCGTGTACAGTTTGTTTCCTATCAGGACGTTTGGCGGTATCACTTCTTTGCATCCCCATATCGACGGTGTGCGCCAACGTCAGCGGCCAGAGGTATCCCCGGCATATAGCTAGGCTCCACGGTCATCTGTTCCAAGACCCACGCCTTGGCTTCCGCAACCTCAGAGTCAGGCACCACGCAGATCAACTCATCGTGAACTGTCCCGACAACTGGGTAGCGTTTAGCTACGCGCAGCATGCCGTCAGTCATCACGATGCGAGCCAATGCTTGCGTGACGTTGTTCGTAATCTTCCCTGCGTAGAGCTTGGTCTCGTCCGGGCCATAGACCCATTGCAAGCGACCTTCCTCATCGTCCGCTACTTGTTTGAGGTCATTATAGCGTATGTACATCCGGTTGGGAAGTAAGATTGCCTCCTTCTCAAACGTCAGACACTTGTGTGTGTACGGCTCCCCGCCGTACAACGAAGACCCCAGTAGTTCTGTACACATATCCCAGAACGCTTTGACCGGCCATGCAGTAGCACGGTACGTGTCGATGATCATCTTGCTTGCTACGGCATGCGTTAGTATCTCTAAGTCGCTACAGACACGTGGAATCTTGTCTAATTTTTCTGTGTTGTCTTTCCACAGCAGGAACTTGCCAATGTATTCCGTATCAACGCCCAAGGACTTGGCAAACTTCTTGTCGTACCGTACAGGCGGCGCGCCAAGGAACCCAACCATTAGCTGAGAAGCAAACGACTGCCAGCCCAGCCCGTACCCACACCCAAGCAGAGCAGACTTGGCAGACTGGCGCAGGTCAGGGTGCGACTCCTTGGTCATGCCCGGGATACGAAACATCTTTGATCCGAACTGTGCGTATGGATCAGCGCCAGAGCGGAAGATGTCCAGCATATCTTGGTAGTCAGCCAGCCACGCCAACACACGCGGCTCGATCTGAGATAGGTCACCGACTACTAACTGATACCCCTCTGGTGCCATGATTGCACGGCGCAGGAACGACCCGCGCTTGAGGTTCTGCATGTTGATAGCGGACCCCTTGCTTGCAGTCCACCGCCCCGTTGCCGCACCGTAATAGCTGAGCGGCACAGGCAGAGCGCCGCGTCTACTGATATCCGAGAACCGTTGCGCTCGGGTGCGTTCGCTCGTTGACTTTACTTTAAGTCGGGCTTCGCAGAGTAGAGCAGCCGGTTCATTCTCTCCGTTAAGTATCGCTTGAAAGAGGGCGTCCGTCTTAGCGAGCGCAAGCGTCTGATTACCAGTTGTTTTACTAAGCTTACGCGGCGGTTCAACCCCAACACTCTCCAGTAACGATGCGAACTTCTGATTTGATGCGAGGTCTTCCTCTTTAACATTGAGTCGCTCCAATAGTTCAGTCCGATAGCTGGACTCTTGACTGATCGCGTTGATCAGCATGCCGCCATCAAGCAGTAGCATGGGGCGGGTGTACATGCGCAGAGTCATGTCGATCAGACGCAACTCTTTAGCAGGGTAGTTAACTGACAGGCGTTCAAAGATTGCTTCGCACAACTCCACATCGTGCGCGCAGTACGCCGCTAGCTCGGCCTCGATCTCAGGCGTGATCTCTTGCAGTCCGTTCGTGTCGTGCACCGCCCTGCCCTTGGGGGGCAGACGGAAGTCAGCCGCTAGCTTTGCGAGTGAGTTACCTTGCTCGACTCCACGTAAGGCTCTTGCCATGCTGAGCGTGTCAAGGATAAAAGCTGGGTGACAGTTGTATTTCCACCCAAGGATGGCGACATCGAACTGCGCGTTGTGCGCAAGGATGGCTGTCTTGGTCCAGTCGTACTGGGCAAGCGCTTCACGCAAGTCGTCACCGTTGTACCAACGAACGGGGTCATCTGATCCATACTCATGTAGGCAAGCGCCGAACACCTTGAAACGGGGGTCCCTAATATACTCTTCTGTCGTGAGTTTGGATAGTGTGTACTCTTTGCTGTCCCATCTCGTCTCAAAGTCTATTGTTACTATGTTCAATTGAACATCTCCCTCGGTGGCATGTCTGCGTGGATTGACTTATCTACAATGTGTGCCGTCTGTGCAGCCATGTTGAATACATCTACTGGACCTGCGTTAAACGTGAGGATGGCTAGCTGCCCGTCCTTGTTATAAAGAAACACCCCCTTCGCATTTTCTTCGGGAGTAATGCAACTCTTAACAAGCGCTGCCAAGTGTGTGGCGTTACGTACTGCTGCCGTTACAGTTTCATCGTCCATTTAATTAGCTCCTGAAGATCGGGTATGGTGTGTTCGTTAATGACCAGCGCAATACCACCTGCGTCAAATATCTTTTGGATATTCTTCTCTTGTAATGCAGTTGCCTTGTTTATCCCGGCTTTGGCTTCAATGCCAATGAACCGTCCGTTGCAACACACAAGGAAGTCAGGCACTCCTGCGTTTCCGTAGCCGCTACCTATGGGCATGGCGTAGTACGCGCCAGCCGCATCAAGTATTGCGCGTATGTTCTTCTTAACCTTGGCTTCAGGCGTTGTCATCATTACTCCAATTAGTGAGGGGGGAATGTATATTCCGCGCCCCCTCGGTTCGCGGTGAGGGAGTGAGGGCAGGGTCCAATCTTCCTAGCCGACAACCCCGCCCCCTGACGGGACACACAAGATATACAAGCCGCGTGTGAGCACCGTCCGAGACACAGCGTCGGCTACGTTTTGGAGTTCTTGGAAAGCTCTTCGCGCCGGTCTATCTCGCGCTCAAGATAGAACCGCGCCTTGCGTAGATCCTCCAGCGGTTTGCCTTTGTGATCGGCTCGGGCAATGTATTTGCCCACTTGCCACAGCAACGGGTTCTGGGGGAACCAATCCTGCAACACATCAATCACTTCAAAGTACCCAAAGGTATAGTGCTTGGGTTTTGTCACTGGGTCGTCACCCATAATAGCTGTCTTGAGGCTCTCACCTGTGTGTGCATAAATCATTTGGTGTTCCTATGATATGGGCGGCGACCAGTTAACTTGTGGATAGCTTCTGCGCTACGTATACCCACATTGTTTATGAACAACGTACTTGGGAACCCGCACCGACTTTGCGTGATCATCTTTGTCTGATACGCAGTCGTGCAGTCTTCACAGTAGCTATGTCCCGGAGTGGGAGGACTGTGCCGCGCCATCTGTAACCAGCGCCC